TCAGACGGAGACAGCAAACTGGCTGGAAACCCTTGGGTTAACCGACGCCCAAGTCCATGACCAAGCCGCCACCACAACCGCCAGAGCGGCGTTCGCCGCCATAACTACCGGGACCACACCGGGCAACATCCAAAATGCGCTGACCTCCATGAAGACGCCCGCTGCCGTGCAGCGGCTGGTGGGTATGCTGACTGCGTATGACTGGGAATTTGTCCAGCAAGCCAAGGAGTTACGGGGGTACACAGTCGCCAAGCTGCTGGAAGAGACCGAGAACCCCAACGCCAACATCCGGCTCAAAGCGCTCGGCCTGCTCGGTAAGGTCACGGAGGTCGGGCTGTTTACAGAAAAAGTGGAAATTACCAAAGCCCCGGCCTCGGACGCTGAGCTTGACGCTCGTATTAAAGAGAAGTTGGGCAAGTTCATGGGCGTGGTGGATGTGCTGGACATGAGCAAGCAGGAAGTAGAAGAAGTAGAGATTAAGCCCACCGAAGAGGACACTAAAGAGTGACCTCGCTCACAAAACTAGAGCTTGAGGCTCTTCAAAAGGCCCTGCCGCATATGAATGCGCAGGAAAAAGCTGAACTGCTAGCGGACCTCGAAGAAAGAGAAAAAAGAACACGCCTAGTAGCCGCCAACGACAACATGCTGGGGTTCGCCAAAGCGGTCTACCCGGGGTTCAAGATTGGGCCACACCATAAGAAGCTGGCGCGTATCTTCACGGACGTGATTGAGGGGCGCAAAAAGCGGGTGATCATCAACATCGCACCGCGTATGGGCAAGTCGGAGTTTTCATCTTATTTATTTCCTTCGTATTTTTTGGGGAAGTATCCGGGGAAAAAAATTATTATGGGCACGCACACCGCGAGCCTGTCCGAAGACTTTGGCCGTCGCATCAGGAACCTGATCGACACGGAGGAGTATCGTGAGATTTTTCCGGCAACTGTCGTTGCCGACGACCAGAAGGCGGCTGGGAAATGGTCCACTTCTGTGGGAGGCCAGTACTATGCGGCGGGCGTCGGTGGTGCTCTTGCTGGCCGTGGCGCTGACCTATTTGTTATTGACGATCCTCACTCTGAGCAAGATATAAAGGCCAATTCCAGCCTTGCGTTTGATACGGCGTGGTCTTGGTTCCAAACAGGTCCGCTGCAGCGCCTGATGCCGGGCGGGGCGATCATTATTATCATGACGCGCTGGGGCCTGCGCGACCTCACGGGACGCCTGATCGACTACCAAGTCAAAAATCCGGAGTCCATTCCGTGGGAGATCGTGGAGTTACCGGCGATTCTTGAGTCTGAGAACGAAGACGGCACCACTGTTGAGAAAAGCCTCTGGCCCGAGCAATGGCCGCTGGAGGCTTTGAAGGCAACCCGGGCATCACTGGACCCCCGGTACTGGAACGCCCAGTACATGCAGCAGCCAACATCCGAATCCAGTGCATTAATCAGCCGCAAAAGCTGGAGAATCTGGGAAAAAGACGATCCGCCCCCGTGCGAGTACGTGATTCAGTCATGGGATACGGCGTTTGAGGCCAAAACCAGCGCTGACTACAGCGCCTGCACCACATGGGGCGTCTTCTACAACGAGGAAGAAGGCAACAGCGCGCAGATCATCCTGCTCGATGCGTTCAAAGACCGTATGGCCTTTCCAGAACTTAAACAAGTAGCGCTTAAACATTACAAAGAGTGGACTCCGGATGCGTTCATCGTGGAAAAGAAGGCCGCTGGTGCGCCGCTGATTCAAGAGTTGCGCAACATGGGGATTGCCGTGTCCGAGTTCAGCCCCAGCCGGGGCAACGACAAGACGGTGCGCGTGAACGCAGTTGCGGATTTGTTTACCTCGGGTAAAGTCTGGGCACCTGACACACGCTGGGCGCGTGAAGTGATTGAGGAAGTGGCAGCTTTTCCGGTCGGCGAGAACGACGACTATGTGGATACGACCACGCAGGCGCTTTTAAGATACAGACAAGGCGGGTTCATCAGCCTAGACAGCGATGAGCCGGAAGACAGATTTTTTCAGCGTCGCAAAGCGGCGTATTACTGAGTTAAGGACTGCTCATGGCTACCAACATCGACAAGGCTTTGTACCCCGCTCCGCAGGGGCTTGACGCTCTTGCAGAAGGCGAAGCGCCCATTGAGATCGAGATTGTCGATCCCGAAGAAGTCAACATTGGCGTGGATGGGCTGGAAATTAGCCTGACGAAAGAAGAACCCGCCGATGGCGGGTTTGATGAAAACCTTGTAGACGTACTGGCCGAAGGCGAGGTTCAAGAACTTGTCTCCCAGCTATCCGCTGATATCGACAACGACAAGGCTTGCCGCAAGGAGTGGGAGAAGACCTACACCGAGGGTCTGAAACTCTTGGGCTTGCAGATGGAGGACCGCACCGAGCCTTGGGATGGCGCGTGTGGCGTGTTCCACCCGATGATCACTGAAGCAGTTGTGCGCTTCCAAGCAGAGACCATCACGGAGACTTTCCCGGCGCAGGGTCCGGTGCGGACAAAAATTATCGGAAAAGAGACTGTCGAGGTTAAAGAGTCTGCCGTTCGTGTGCAAGATGACATGAACTTCGAGCTGACCGAGGTGATGAAAGAGTTTCGCCCCGAGCATGAGCGCATGCTGTGGAGCCTGCCAGCTACCGGCTCTGCCTTTAAGAAGGTCTACTACGATCCCGGCTTGGGTCGTCAGGTGTCGATGTTCGTGCCCGCCGAAGACGTGCTGCTTCCCTATGGTACGACGGACCTTGACACCTGCCACCGCGTCACGCACCTGATGCGCAAGACCAAAGACGATATCGTGCGTCTGCAAGAAGCGGGGTTTTATGCGGATACTGACTTGGGGGAACCCTCTAAGAACAAAGACGACATTCAGCAGGCAAAAAATAAAGAAACGGGCTTTTCGGACATCAACGACGACCGCTATCAGTTAGCCGAGAGCCATGCAAGCTTGGTGATCAAAGGCGATAAGTTTCGCCCGGATGACTCAGAGATTGCGCTGCCGTACGTCATTACGTTTATTAAAGGTACAAACACTGTTCTGGCGATCCGCCGTAACTGGAAAGAGGACGACGACTACCATCAAAAGCGGCAGCACTTCGTCCACTACCAATACATCCCCGGCTTTGGCGCGTATGGCTTCGGCCTGTTCCACCTGATCGGTGGCTTTGCAAAGTCTGCGACTTCTTTGATGAGGCAATTGGTTGACGCAGGTACGCTGTCTAACCTGCCGGGCGGCCTGAAGAGCCGAGGACTGAGAATTAAGGGAGATGACACCCCGATTGCGCCCGGCGAGTTCCGTGACGTGGACTTGGGCAGTGGCAACATTCGCGACAACATTCTCCCTCTCCCCTACAAAGAGCCGTCTAACGTCCTGTACCAGTTGCTGGGCACCATCGTGGATGAGGGCCGTCGGTTCGCAGCGACTGCGGATATGAAGGTCTCCGACATGAGCGCACAGGCTCCGGTTGGAACAACCCTCGCCCTCCTAGAACGCCAACTTAAAGTCCTGACCGCCGTCCAAGCGCGTGTGCACTTTGCACTGAAGCAGGAACTGGGGCTGCTGAAAAACCTGATCCGTGACTACACGGACGTTGACTACGAGTACACCCCGGAGTACGGCACCAAACGCGCCAAGCAGGGTGACTACGACTTGGTGGATGTGATCCCGGTCTCGGACCCCAACGCGGCGACCATGAGCCAGCGCGTTGTCCAGTACCAAGCCGTGATCCAGATGGCACAGATGGCTCCGGACATCTACGACATGCCGCAGCTTCACCGCTCGATGCTGGAGGTTCTTGGTATCAAGAACGCGGAAAAACTAGTTCCGCTGCCGGACGACATGAAGCCCACCGACCCCGTGTCGGAGAACATGGCTGTGTTGCGTAACAAGCCGGTCAAGGCATTTATGTACCAAGACCATCAGGCGCATATTCAGGTGCACATGTCGGCTATGCAAGATCCGATGCTGATGCAGCTTATCGGCCAGAACCCCAAGGCGCAAATGATGATGGCTGCCATGCAGGCGCACATTGCCGACCATACGGCGTTCCTGTACCGTCAGAAGGTGGAGCAGCAACTGGGCTTTGCCCTGCCGCCGGAAGAGGACAAGCTGCCGCCGCAGATCGAGACCGCAATGTCCACCATGATGGCAAAAGCTGCTCAGCAGGTTCTCCAGCAAAACCAAGCGCAAGCTGCTCAGCAGCAGGCGCAACAGATGGCACAAGACCCAGTGCTTCAGATGCAGCAGCAAGAACTTCAGATTCGCGCCCAAGAAGTGGCGATCAAGGATAAGAAAGTGCAGGCTGATGCCGCCGCCAAAGCCGATGAGCTGGCGCTTAAAGAACAACAACTTCAGGTTGATGCGGCCTACAAGGCCGACAAACTTGAAGCGGAACAAGAACGAGACGGTGTCCGTATGGGCATCGACATCGCAAAGAGTCGGCAGCAAGCCGCGTCACAAAGAAGGAGCACTCGTAACCAATGATCGACGAATTCGCACGCGTATTGCGCGAACAAATACGCAACGATATGAACAACTACGCTGACGACCTTGCCGGTGGTCAGTGCCGTTCCTTTGAGGAATACCAAAAACTCTGCGGCGTTATTCAGGGTCTAGCCGTTGCGGAGCGTTATCTACTTGACCTTGCAAAGAAAGCGACAGAACAAGATGAGTGAATCAGGTCTGATCCTGCCTCCGGGCATTACCTTGCCCCCTCACGTACAACCGTTGGACGAGCCTGAACAAGACTCCGACAACGAGACCAAAGCTGGCGCACTGCCAACCCCCACGGGTTGGAAACTTCTGTGCATCGTTCCTGATGTCGATAGCAAGATAGCAGGCACGTCTTTGGATTTGGTGCGTGACCCCACGACCCTACGCCAAGAAGAACACGCCACAACCGTGCTCTTTGTTATGCGCATGGGGCCTGACGCGTACAAAGACTCTGCCAAATTCCCCGGCGGTGCTTGGTGCAAGGAGGGCGACTTTGTGCTCGTTCGTACCTATTCCGGTACGCGGTTCAAGATTTTCGGTAAGGAGTTTCGTCTGATCAACGACGATCAGGTCGAGGCTGTTGTGCAAGACCCTCGCGGTGTTACCCGCGCATGAAGGAGTAAAGATGGAAAAGGAAGAGTTCAAATTCCCCGACGAGATCGAGGAAAAGAACGCCAAAGGCGCAAGCGCCGAAACAGATGTCGAGATTGAAATCGTCGATGACACCCCTTTGCAAGACCGTGGCCGCAAGCCGCTGGACCGCGAGGTAGCCGATCCGACGGAAGAAGAGATCGAGACTTACTCCGAGAAGGTACAAAGCCGCATCAAGGAACTGACCCACGCACGCCACGATGAACGCCGCAAGGCCGAAGCACTGGCCCGGGAACGTCAGGAACTAGAGCGTCTTGCACAGCAGCTCATTGATGAGAATAAAAGCCTTAAGCAACGCTACAACGCGGGGCAAGAAGTCTTTGCCACGACCGCCAAGGAAAAGGCTGAGTCTGACCTTGATGTCGCCCGCCGCGAACTAAAACAGGCCCACGAAGCTTTTGACACGGATGCAATTGTTGCGGCGCAAGAAAAACTTGCCGAAGCCAAGATGCGTGCCGAGGCTGCAAAAAACTTTAAGCCGACCCCTTTACAAGAGTCGGAATATGAGCTAAAAACTCAACAAAGTCCGCAAGAGACCGTCAAACCCGACGAAAAATCCCTGCGCTGGCAGGCCAAAAACCAGTGGTTCGGGCAAGACGGTTTCGAGGAATACACCAGCTACGCACTAGGGCTGCACCAAAAACTAGTCTCCGGGGGTATTGATCCCCGCTCTGATGATTACTACGACCAGATTGACGGTCGCATGAAGTCGAAGTTTCCGGAGCTGTTCGGGAATGAAGACAAGCCAAGGTCCGGTGAGGTTCAAAAGAAACCTACAACGGTTGTCGCCCCGGCTGCACGCAGTGCGTCCGCAGGAAAAATCCGTTTGACAGCAACCCAAGTGGCGCTGGCTAAGAAATTTAACCTAACGCCGCAGCAGTATGCTGCCCAAGTAGCTAAACTGGAGAACCAAAATGGCTGAAACCCGTACCCCTCGTGATCTCGTGTCACGCGAAAAAACTTCTCGATCAGTGTATGTTCCCCCGAGCGCACTGCCTGATCCGACCCCTGAGCCGGGTTATGTCTACCACTGGGTTGCTACGCATGTCCTTGGTCAGGCTGATCCGACGAACGTGTCCAAAAAGATGCGTGACAACTGGGTGCCGGTGAAGGCGGAAGACCATCCGGAGCTGATGATGCTGGGTAATCCCACAACGGGTAACGTGGAAATTGGCGGTTTGATGCTCTGCAAGCAGACTACCGATCAATATCGTGCTCGTCAGGAGTATTACGCCAAGCAGGCACAGAACCAGATGGAGTCGGTGGACAACCACTTCATGCGAAACAATGACCCGCGTATGCCGCTGATCAACGAGCGTAAGACCTCGGTGAGCCGTGGAGCCGGGTTTGGTTCTGGTTCAAAGTAACTTAGGAGTCCTTAAATGGCATCTACGAACTCTCCCTACGGCCTACGAGCCGTCAACCGTAACGACGGCATGCCCTATGCTGGCGCTACGAGTCAGTTCCTGATTGATCCCGCAGGTCTGGCTTCCAACCTCTTCAACGGCCAAGTCGTTATTATTAACGCCAACGGCTACATTGCTCTGGCTACCGCTACTGGTGCGGACCTGACTACTAACAACCTTGGCGGCGTCAACATGGGCGGCTGGGGCGTGTTTGTGGGCTGTTCCTACATCAACGCACAAGGTCAGCAGATCTATGCTCAGTACTACCCCTCCGGCACCACCGGTGTGGTCACTGCGTATGTGATCACCGACCCGAATGTGACGTTCCAAGCGCAACTGGACGGCCAAGTCACCCAAGCCGCTCTTGGTGCAAACACCTTCTTCGCTGCTGCGCAGAGTTCTGGTGGTGGTTCTGTTACCACCGGCAATTCGACCAGCGCGCTGGAGTCCACGGTTGTTACCACTGCCGCCGCGTTCAAGATCATCGGCTTTGCCTCGCCGCTGACCGATACGTACACTGAAGTGTTGGTGAAGTTCAACCCCGGCGCTCACGCCTATACCAACGCCGTTGGCATCTAAGGAGTAATTAAAAATGGCTATTTCTCGTGCACAGCTACTTAAAGAACTCCTGCCCGGCTTGAACGCTCTGTTCGGCATGGAATATTCTCGCTACGGCGAGGAGCATAAGGAAATCTACGAAACCGAGACCTCTGAGCGTTCCTTCGAAGAAGAGACCAAGCTCGCTGGCTTCGGTGCTGCACCTGTCAAGAACGAAGGCTCTGCCATCGCTTACGACAACGCGCAGGAAGCTTTCACTGCTCGCTATACCCACGAAACCATCGCTCTGGGCTTCTCCATCACGGAAGAAGCTGTGGAAGACAACCTGTACGACAGTCTGTCTGCCCGCTATACCAAAGCTCTGGCGCGTGCTATGGCCTATACCAAACAGGTTAAGGCGGCTTCGGTTCTGAACAACGGCTTCAACGGCTCCTATCCGGGCGGTGATGGCGTGTCTCTGTTTGGCGTGAACAGCTCTAGCGTTCGCGTTGGTCACCCGCTGGTTGGCGGCGGCCAGAACTACAACAGCCCGACCGTCGGCGTCGATCTGAACGAAACCTCGCTGGAAAACGCCACGATTCAGATCGCTGCGTGGACCGACGAGCGTGGTCTGCTGATCGCTGCCAAACCGGTTAAGCTGGTGGTTCCCCCGGCACTGATGTTCACCTCCAAGCGTCTGCTGGACACCGAACTGCGTGTCGCCACTGCTGACAACGACATCAACGCGTTGAAGCAAATGGGCACCATCTCCGGTGGCTACTGCGTAAACCACTTCTTGACCGACCCGAACGCTTGGTTCCTGACCACGGACGTTCCCAACGGCATGAAGCACTTCGAGCGTATGCCTCTGGACACCAAGATGGACGGTGACTTTGACACCGGCAACGTGCGCTACAAGGCCCGCGAGCGTTATTCGTTCGGCTGGTCTGATCCCCTCGGCATGTGGGGTTCGTCGGGTTCGTCCTGATGAGATAAGAAAAGGGGCCTTGTGCCCCTTTTCTTTTTGAGATATATTGGCTTCACTCCGGGGTCCCCGGCGTTCTGACAGTCCCGGCTGACGACATGCAGACAGAACGCCCAAACGAATACTCGCATGTGAGGAATCATGGCACGTACTACTTTTAACGGCCCGGTCGTTTCGCAAAACGGCTTCATCGGCGGTCACCAAGTCACCACCGCTAACGCCATCAACGCCACCGCGACGGCTACTGCTGCGCAGGTTGCTTCTGGCTACATCACTTCCACCTCGGCCCTCGCCACCACCATCACGCTGCCCACTGGCACTGACCTCGGTTCGGCTATTGGCGCTGTGCAAGGCACCACCCTTGATCTGTACATCGACAACACCGCTGGTGCTGACGTTGTTACCGTGGCTGTGAACACCAACGCTATCCTGTCGAGCGCTGCTGCCGATACGGCTGGCTCGTTTGGTGACCTGACTATCGCTGCTGGCGCTACCGGCATCGGTCGTTACACCATCATGTTCTCCAGCCCCACTGCGTACGTCTTCACCCGTACTGCTTAATAGGAGCGCATCATGACGATGCAATACGACGTTAAGGCCGCATACACGGCGTCTGACGCGGCGATGGTTGCGTACCCGGTGCGCGTGAAGGGGGCTTATGTCTCCGTCACCACTGGCGGGTCCAATCCAGTTGTCTTGTATGACAACGCTTCTGCCGCGTCCGGGAATGTGCTGCTGCGTATTGGTGTGACTGCTGCTGGGTGCCACACAGTGGTGATTCCCGGCGAAGGCATTCGCGCCGACAACGGGGTGTTCTGCGATACGGGTGATGCCGCCGCAGTCACGATCTTCTATGGCTAAGACACCAGCATGGCAACGCAAAGAGGGCAAGTCGGAGAAGGGCGGCCTCAACGCGAAGGGCCGTGCGTCTTACAACAAAGCCAACCCCGGGAAACCCGGGTTGAAAGCTCCACAGCCCGAAGGCGGCAAACGGCGCGACTCCTTCTGCGCTCGGATGAGTGGCATGAAGAAGAAGCTCACGTCCGCGAAGACCGCGAACGACCCAAACTCCCGGATTAACAAATCGTTGAGAGCATGGAACTGCTAATCATGGCTGACGTTGAATTGACTGAGCGTGAAAGGCTCATCGCTAAAGAAGCGGCGAAGCTTGCCCTTGAGGAACTCTCTGGTGAGTTCTATAAAAAGGTGGGCAGGACTGTTGTTGAGAAGCTGCTGATCTGGGTTGGCATGCTGGTTGTTGGTTTTGTGTTGGGCAAGGGCTGGATCGTAAAGGTCTGATATGCCGAGCACCAGTAAGAAGCAACACAACTTCATGGCTGCGGTGGCTAAAAACCCCGCGTTCGCTAAGAAGGTCGGAGTCCCTGCGAGCGTGGGGCAAGATTTCCTCAACGCGGACAAGGGCCGCAAGTTTAAAGAAGGTGGCGATATGAAAGAGTCCAAGAAGATGGTTGGCAAAGAGTTGTCTTTCATGAAAAAGAAGGGCGCTCCCAAGTCCATGATCAAACATGAGATGGCCGAAGCCGGTATGAAAAAGGGCGGCATGGCTAAGTACGCCAAGGGCGGCGGCATTGAGTCCAAAGGCAAGACCAAGGGCAAGATGATCACCATGAATCGCGGCGGTAAAGCCTGCTGATTTAGGAGGCGGTCATGGCCGAGATGAAGTCTGTCAAGAAGATGTATGAGGACATGACGGCTGCGCCTGCGCGACCGTCTTTGGCTACTGATACCAAGCCCATGAACATGGCGGACAAGATGTTTGCAGTGCCTAAAGCCAAAAAGATGGCTGCGGGCGGTTCGGCTTCGTCTCGTGCTGATGGCTGTGCCCAGCGTGGCAAAACTCGTGGAAAGATGGTGTAACTATGCCGAAAATTTCTGAAGTGCTGGCTTCTGGCGTGGGCGGTGTCCTGCCTGTGCTGCTGGCTCGCGATTACGAAAAAGACAAAGCCCGGCAAGCTGCCGCTGAAGCAGAAGCTAAAGCCGCTTCTGTGGGCAACGTCGGCACTGCTGGGAATGTCGGCACGGTCACCAAGATGAAAAAAGGCGGCGTCACGCGTGCAGACGGTTGCATCACCAAAGGCCACACTCGTGGCAAGATGGTGTAACTATGCGAGCCAGCCGTGGCATGGGGGCCATCAACCCCTCCAAGATGCCCAAGGGCAAGACCAAAGCCCGGCGGGACAACACCGACTTCACGCAGTACGCTGAAGGTGGGAAGGTAAACGCGGCTGGCAACTATACGAAGCCTGAACTCAGGAAGCGTATCGTCAGCCAAGTCAAAGCCGCTGCCACCCACGGCACCGGTGCAGGCCAATGGTCGGCGCGTAAGGCGCAGCTTGTTGCTAAGAAGTACAAAGCCGCTGGAGGTGGTTATCGTGACTAAATTTCCTGATCTGACCGGTGACGGTAAAGTTACCCAAGCCGACATTCTTAAAGGCCGTGGTGTGGGCATGAAAAAAGGCGGTGCAGTGCCAAAAGGTATGCACCGTATGCCTAGTGGGGCTTTGATGAAGGGCAGCAAACACAAAGCGGCCCCTGCCAAAAAGGCGGGAAAGAAAAAGTGAAAGCCCCGCAGAAATCGCTCAAAGACTGGGGCGACCAGAAATGGAGGACCAAAAGTGGCAAACCGTCTAGTAAAACTGGTGAGCGATATCTTCCAGAAGCTGCGATCAAAAGCCTCAGCCCTGCTGAGTACGCTGCAACGACTCGTGCAAAGCGTGCGGGGAAAGCTGCCGGGAAGCAATTCGTAGCCCAGCCCAAAAGCGTAGCTAAGAAAACAGCGAGGTTCCGATAATGCCTGCCGTTGAATACGATGATTTGTCGCGTGGACGTAAACAGGAAATTGACCTGAAGCGTCGGATGGCGGCTAAGGAAGCCCGCGCAGCCGCAGAGCGCGGCCCCGGCGCAGATGCAACAGTCAATGACGTTTTGGCGATAATTGGCGAAGTCGGACAGATGCGTTCTCCCGGAACGTATGGGCGGGCTAGACCGGGGCGTCAGCGAGACCTTAATGAAGCCGCGAAAAAAGCGCAGGCGTTAGCCGATTACGAAGATGTGCGTGATACGTCCGCGCTGCGCCTGTTTGAAGACAAAGCTGCGTCCAAGGAAGCTGGGGCCAGAGCTAGCGCAAAACTAAACCCTGCTCGTCGCATGTCGGTCGAGCAGGAGTACAAAAAAGGCGGTAAGGTAAGCTCAGCTTCCAAGCGTGCCGACGGCATCGCCCAACGCGGCAAAACTCGTGGAAAGATGCGGTAATCATGGCAACCACCTCCGGCGCAAGTAGCTTTAACCTCGATCTGTCCGAGATCGTTGAGGAGGCGTTTGAGCGTGCCGGTAGTGAGCTGCGCACGGGCTAT